ATACCTCAATGAGAATGTCTTTGCTGGTACCGAAAAGGTAACAACGGAGACAGCGGATTGTCGCATTGTGATCCAGACTATTATTTCTGGTAGCACCAACATTACAACCTCATACAATCTTGACAATGGACAAAGAGAGCAGTATTACGACTACTCACGCCTTGTACGGAAGTCTGGCTACAGTGCTCCTACACATAAACTGCTCGTTATTTTTGATAGGTTCGTCACGACAGGTGGTGACGGTTTCTATACCGTCGATTCTTACGACTCAGATGATTACAAAGAGATTCCTGAGTTCGGAGAAATCAGTCTGCGTAATGCCCTCGACTTCAGACCGATGGTCCCTGCGGCGCTCAATAACACAGGCACTAGGACGTCTCCGTTCACTCATTCATCGACAGGCAAGCTAGACTTTGATAACAGAGTCTTTACTGGTAACCTGGTAGGTATTCCTGGTCAGGCAGACACTACTATTCTTTCTTACGAGTATTACCTCGGCAGAATTGACAAAGTATTCATTAATAAGGACAATAAGATTCAAGTTGTTAAGGGTGAACCTTCTGAGAACCCTGTACAACCTACGGACATTGAAGACGCGATGCTTCTGTCCACTATCTTCATCGAACCCTACGTATTCGATGTAGAACAAGATGTAACCATCACTCAGACAAACTACAAGCGTTACACCTTTAGAGACATCCAAGTCCTTGAGGATCGTATTAAGACTCTTGAGTATTACACTCAACTGTCCTTGCTTGAAGCTGAGACCGCTACATTCGCTGTACGTGACTCTAATGGTCTGGACAGATTTAAGAATGGTTTCATTGTTGACAACTTTGCTACTCTGGGCACTAGCGACACATTCCACCCAGACTATCGTTGTTCTCTCGACTTTGAAGAAGGACATCTGCGTCCCTCTCACTACACCACTAACCTTCCTCTGACAGTTAGTGCTAACTCACAAAACATCCAGCAGACTGGTGATCTTATCACCCTGCCATACACTGATGTTGTTTTGGTTGACCAACCTTATGCTTCGGCACTGGAGAATGTCAACCCATTCAACGTGTTTACCTTTATTGGTGACATCAAACTTGTTCCTGAGTCGGATGACTGGGTAGACACCAAGTCTCTTTCCGCACTTCAAGGTCCTACTGTTGAGGGTAACTTTGTTTCCACCAGCAGAAGACTGAATGCCAACAACAACGGTATTACACCTATTCAATGGGGTTCTTGGCAGACCACATGGTCTGGTCGTATTGGATTCAACCGTCAGGTCACAACTGGTAAGGGTAAGCGTCGTAGAACTCGTACCCAGAACTTCTCTAGAGTTAGAACTGATCAGACAAGAAGTGGTATCCGTTATAAGATCACTCCTGTCATCGAACAGCAGTCTCTGGGTAGCAGAGTTGTATCTGTTGAGCACATCCAGAACATGCGTTCTAGAAACGTTGAGTTCGCTGCTCAGAAGATGAAGCCTAAGACTCGTTTCTATGCTTTCTTTGATGGCGTAAACGTTGCCAAGTATATTACACCTAAACTTCTTGAGGTTACTAAAAACCCTAACGATGACAGTGATACAAACAGCACACCTTTCCAGGTGGGTGAAACTGTCAAGGGTCTGACCTCTGGATGTAAGCTTCGTATCTTGGAACCCAACGATCAACATAAGAACAACCCTTATACTGACGCTGATATTTCCTCTGTCACCGACTACACCGCTAACCTTGGTTGGATCAACCTTGATACTGGTGCCCTTGCTGCTCAAGCATTGGGTGCTTACTCTGGTAACCCGATTCCTGGTGAGGTTTTGGTTGGTGAGTCCTCTGGTGCTAAAGCAAAAGTCAAGGAAAGAAGACTCATCACCGATGCTTCTGGTTTCGTGAAGGGTAGCTTCTTTATTCCTGATCCTAGCGTCAAGACTAATCCTAAATTTAAGACTGGTACACGTCTGTTCCGTCTGTCTGATACCTCTAACGACTCTACTGTACAAGGTGAGTCTGAGTCCAGCGCACAGACAGAATACGCTGCTACTGGTATTCTCCAGACTACTCAAGAGACAATCATCTCTGTACGTAATGCTAAGATTGAAGAGCAAAGATTTACCCAGAGCAGAACTCTGTGGTCTGACCCTCTTGCCCAAACCTTCCTGATTCAGGATGAGGATCTTGAGGGTGGTGTATACCTGACTAAGGTTGATCTGTTCTTCCAACAGAAGGATGCTGAGATTCCTGTTGCTATCGACATCAGAACTGTTGAGAATGGTACTCCTACTCAGGTTATTGTTCCTTTCTCTAAGGTTATCAAGCAAGCAGAAGATGTTGTAACATCTACTGATGCTTCTGTACCGACTACATTCGTATTTGATTCTCCTGTTTATATTGGTCATCAGCAAGAACATGCTATCGTCGTAACCTCTGACTCTAACCAGTTCAAGGTATTCATCTCCCTGCTGGGTGAAGATGCTATCGACGCTGCTCATGCTGGTGAGAAAATCTCTGAGCAACCCTATATTGGTGTATTGTTCAAGTCACAGAACGCTTCTACTTGGACACCTTCTCAGTTTGAGGACTTGATGTTCAAGATCTACAGAGCTGACTTCACCATTCCTACAACCCTTGCTCCGTCGCAACTGATACTGAATAACGCCACTCTCGAAGAGAATAATGGTGGTTTCCTCAATCTTCTGCCTAATGCTATGGCATTAACAGACGATCAGGCTTATATTGACGTCTTCCACAACAACCACGGGATGCAGTCTTCTGCTAACTACGTGATTGTAGATGGAGTTGTCTCCGAAATTGGCGACACCCAGATTAAGGCGGCAAACGCTCTGACTGCTACTGCTTCTCAGATCGTTGTCGATGACGCATCGTTGTTCCATCGTTGTATCGGTGGTAACTCCACACAGGCAGCATCTCTAACTTCCAGCAACACTGGACCTGGTAATGCCGCTCCCGCAGTCTCCGATACTAATCCTGGCTTCGTGAAGATCGGTGATGAAATCATCGCCTACGAATACATCAACAATGGATCTCCTAATTGGGTTATTAATATTCTGGGTCATAACGCTGGTACTGTCAGCGGGAGAGCCTGGGATCCCGTCACCAACTCGGGTGGCGCTACTGGGACTGCCCATGCTGCTGGTACTCCTGTATCGTGCTACAACCTTGGCGGTATCCCTCTCACAAGAGTCAATGGAACCCACCATACTTCTACCTTTGGCGGTCTTACCACTCTGAACAGTCCCCACAAGTACAGACTCCTCATCAACAACTTCAAGTCTCATAAGACTATTAGTGGTGGTGGTGAAAATGTTACTGTATCCCAGAACATTCCTTGGGACGTTCTGACACCTGCTGTTCAGACTCAGACTCAACCTGGTACATCTATTGCTGCTAGAGCAAAAGCTACCTCTGGCACATCATGTGGTCCTTTCCCGAACGGAACCTCTCCTGAGACTTCGTTCCAGAAGGATAGCATTTGGAGAGAAGTTACTCTCAACGATATCAACTACTTCCTGTCTACCAAGGTGATCGCTTCTAAGCAGAATGAGATCAGCAACATGTCTGGTGGGAAGTCACTTGAGATGGAACTGAACTTCTTCAGTGACGTATCTCACCTGTCCCCAGTTGTTGATACTCAAAGAATGAGTGTCACCACTACAGCAAACCTTATCAACAATGCCACACCCACGCAGGGCATCGGTGATGAGAATGCCGCTATATACATTACTCGACTCGCTCGACTGGACAATTCTGCTACAGGTGTCAAAGTTGCTTTGTCCGCAAACAACTTCGACTTCTCTAACCTTGTCCTGATGTATAAGTTGGTACCTGCTGGTTACACTGGCGATACTGATGATCTGAACTTTGAGTATTTCAATACCGATGGTCGCCCTGACAATGGTGCCATGGTTCCACAGAATGATCCCTTTGTATTCAGTGATTACGAGTTCACCGTCAATGATGCTCCCGCATACGACGGATTCCAGCTCAAGATCGTCCTCAGAAACCACAATCAACCTTATATCCCCAGAGTCAAGGATCTTAGAATCATCGCCCTGGCATAATGGAAGATTTTGAAAAAATTGCTTTAGAGCGAGAAAGAGAAATTCTCGCTCGACGTGACAAAGGAGAAGACGATCCTAGAGACTCGAAGGGATTAATTAAAGTAGAAGATCATCCCAACCTCGGGAGAGACCCTAATAGTAATGCCATCATAAACACCGACAAGGCTGCTTATGAGGCATATATTAAGGCGCGTGAACAAGCTCGTCTCAGCAGAGTTGAAAACCAAGATCTCAAATCAGAGATCAGTGAACTAAAAGAACTTGTAAAGCTTCTAGTTGAGAAGAACGATAAATAATGGTGACATAAATACTAAAGAGAAATCCTTAGAGCATGGCATCTGCTGTATCCAATCTATTGATCTATCAAGGTGCCGATTTCGTCATCGACTTTTCTGTTGAGAACGACAACGGCACGGAGTTCAACCTGACTGGTTACTCTGCGGCATGTAAGATCAAAAAGCACTACACAAGTAGCAGTTCTGTTACCTGTACTACTGCTATTTTGACTCCCGCTACCGCTGGAAGGATTCAACTTTCGTTATCTGCTGCTCAGACTACAGCAATGAAGTCTGGTCGGTACGTATATGATGTAGTTATTACCGCATCTTCTGGTCTTAAGACTAGAGTGCTTGAAGGTACTGTAAGTGTTCTGGAGGGCGTAACACTCTAATGGCAAGACTAAGATTTGGAGATCAATCAGTTCCCAGAGTCACCCGTGTCGCAACTGGTGGCGGTGGCGGAACCATTGGTTCTCTCGCTGACGTCGATTTGACTGATACTTCCTCAGGTGGTCTTCAGGAAGGTGGACTCTTGGTATATGACGCAACGAACGCAAGGTTTATTCCAACCACAATTCTCAATAACATCACTATCAACGGGGGTAGCTTCTAATGGCATCGGAAATCCTAATTAAAAGAAGTACGGGTACAGCGGCACCTGGTACTATTAATTACGGTGAACTGGCAATTACTGTTGGCACTGGTTCCCAGGCTAACCTCGGTGATCGTCTGTTCGTCGGTGATAACAATGCTGCTGCCCAAGTCATCGGTGGTAAGTATTTCACCGATATGCTGGATCAAGTCCACGGTGTACTGACCGCTGACAGTGCCCTGGTCGTTGACAGCAACTCAAAGCTTGATAACTTTTTCGTTGACGACGTACAGATCAACGCAAATGAAATCACAACTTCGACCACTGACGTTGACCTCGTAGTATCCGCTAACGGTGCTGGCAAGGTTGTATTCCAGGATGGTCAAGAAGTTGAGTTCGGCACCACTGGTGACCTCGAACTTGTATGGGACGATTCTGCTGCTGATCTTCAGATTCGTCGTCCTGCTGGTGGCAATGCTGCCGCTGCCCTGCTGATTCAGGATGACATCCCCCTGAAATTTGGTACAGGCAACGATGCTCGCGTCTATTATGACGAGACAACCCTAGACAAACTTCGTTGGGCTGGTGCTGACCAGCAATATGATGATGGCGTCCAAGTTAAATTCGCTGATACTACTGCTTCCACCAACTCGACCACAGGTGCTGTCACCGTGGTTGGAGGTATCGGTGTTGGAGGCAAAGCTTCCCTTGGCGAGCTCCTCGTCGAAGGTGATGCTACCGTTGGTGATGCGTCTTCGGATACTCTGACTGTTAACTCCACTACTACGTTTGAAAACGGAGTAACTTTTAACGGTACAACCACTATCAGTGGTACCACATCTCAAACTGGTGAGTTTAGTATTGACCAGTTGAAGTTGGATGGCAATGTAATCTCTACTACCGCTGGTACTGAGATGGTCATTGACCCCTTCCCTGCTGGTGGAGATGCTGAAGGTCTGGTTATCATCAAAGGTGACCTCCAGATTGACGGTACAACAACAACTGTTAACTCTGCTTCAATGTCGGTCAACGATCCGACGATTGAACTGGGTGACCCCACTACTGTACTCAACGTAGAATCTGCTGCTGCCGCTGGTCAGGCAGACGTCGTAGTTGACAAACTCGATGGTCTTGCTGCTGGCGATGTAGTCGCTGAAGTTTCTGGCATTATCGCTGCTGGTACAACTATCAGTTCTATCACTACTGGTACTAAGACTCTTACACTGAGTGCTAACCTCACAGGAGCTGGTCTTGCTGAGGGTGCTACACTTTCGATCACCAGAGGCGCTAATGACGCACTTGATCGTGGTGTTAAGGTTCACTACCATACTGGTAGTGCTGCCAAATTTGGTTTCTTTGGTTTCGACCGCTCAGGCGGTGCTGATGGACTTGGTGCTTGGACATTCATTGAGGATGCTACCGACACTAACACTGTCTTCGGTGTAAACGGAAACCGTGGTACTGTTGTTCTGGGTGATCTGGAACTCGATACCGACCTTGAAGTTCAGTACGGTGGTACTGGTGCTTCTACCTTTACCCAGTACGGTATCATTTATGGTAACGCTGCTGGTGCCCTTCAGGTAACTGACGCTGCTAACATGGCAACACCTGGAACTGGTACTGATGCCACAACTTCATATCAGATCCTTACTGTTACCGCCGCTGGCGTTCCTGTCTGGTCTAACGTCCTCGATGGCGGAACTTTTTAGTGAATAAATTATGGATGTAAACGTTATTATTTCTACATTACAACGTAAAGTTTCTGAGTTGACTCTTGCTAATGTAATGCTTGAAGCGAGATTACTGGATCTCACGAACCAGTTAAATAGTATCAACCAAGAAAAATCATCAGAGAATGCTATAAATGGCAACGAGGATCAAGCTCAAAAGCTCAGCGACGCCGAACGCAACTCCGACAACTTCTAATTTAGAAGATCGCGAAGTTGCGCTAAACATAGCTGACAAAAAACTATACGTTAATAACGGTGGTTCTATCGTTGAGGTGGCGAATGCCAACCCCAACCCTGCCAGCGTTACTACGTCCATGCTTGCTACGGACATTACCAATGGTCCTGGCAACACGTTTTTTGTCGCCTCTACGGGTTCGGACTCAACCACACTAGCTGGTGGTGGAGACAATGGTAAGCACCCTGATACACCGTTCCTCTCGCTTACAAAAGCGCTGAGTGTAGCGACACCTGGTGACCTTATCATGATGGCTGCTGGTCAATACCAGGAAGCCTTCCCGATGACGATCCCTGATGGGGTCCACGTAAGAGGTTCTGATCTTAGAACTACTGTTATCATCCCTACGGGTGGTACAAATAGTAACGACTGTTTCATTCTTAACGGTGATGTTACTATTTCCGACCTCACTATCAAAGACATGTTCTATGATAGTGTCAACGATACGGGTTATGCCTTCTCATGCGCCAACAACTGGAGTTCTGAGCGCTCAGCATACCTCGAAAGAATTACTGTATTAAACAAGGGTAGCACTACAAGTGCTAGTGACCCTTATGGTTTCGATGCTGGAGACGCTGGACGCGGTGCTAAGCTGGATGGTTCGCTTGCCGCAAGCAGCAGTATCGAAGCTGCTATTCTCTTTAATGAGTGTACATTCATTGTACCTAACTCCATTGGTCTGTATCTGACCAATGGTATTCGTGTTGAATGGTTAAACTCCTTTGTATACTTCGCTAACGAAGGTATCAAGGGTGTACAGGGTGCTACTGGTGCCTTTGGTACAGGTAGATCCAGACTGAAACTGTCTGGTGTATCTGGTACCTTTGCTGCTGGAGAAGAGATCTACCAGCTTGAGGACCAGTTTAGATCTGGTACC